GAATAGGGCAGAGAAAATGTCATCAAGTAGTTTATTTTTCATCGTTCAAGTTTAATCGGGTTAATAATTCATCCATTACCATCCATTCTCTGAATGCATTTTGAGTAGCTGAATCAGTTGCACCGAATGCATCTCTCATCTCTACATAATTTGCCCATAATTCCTCGGCATACTGTTTAATTGTGTCTGTCATAACTAAATTTTTAAGTGTTAATACCTGACAAAGATATAAAAAGTTTCATATCTGCAATACATTTTGCACAAAAAAATTTAATTTTCCACAAATTTAAGATAAGGAACCCACATTATAAGGGGATAATTGTGGTGAAAATCACATAAAATTAAAGGAATAACGTGACAATCACATTATAATGGGTAATAAAAGGGATAAACTACTGCAGTTATGGGTGCTATAAGGGGATAACCTTAAGAGATATTTTTCTTTCGGGTGTAAAGATACTCCTGGTACTTAGTGAATACCAGGTGATTTATTTTGTTGTGCTTTTTACAGTCTCTACATACTATCCAATGGTGTACAGTTCCTGCAGCTGTGACCACTTTCTTATTGTACCGGTAGTTAGTACCACCACATTCAGCACATTCGTACTTATCACCGCCATGTTGCACAGCATAGTTGTGGTTAACTAAGGCATAGCTGTTAAGTTTCTCGAATACTGCCTCAAGGACCTGCACATCCATCTTGCAATACTCCACCATCTTATCAAGGGCCTCCTGGTCCTTTCTAAATACGATGTCTTTCCACAGGTCAAGGCCTCCTGTCTCCATCTTAGCACCTACCTTGAGGAGCTTAGCAATGTAGTCTAGTTTATTTGAGTTAAAATTGAAGTATCTTTTAGCCCATTTAAGCGTGTCTATGGTCTTAGGGGATGGCATAACACCAATGCCATGAAATAAAGCCCTTGTGCGTATCCATTTAAGGTCAAACCTATCCCCATTATGAGCTACAATCTCATCAGCTTCATGCAGTACCTTGACAAACTGCTCAATCATTTTCTTATCACTCTGACTTTTGGACCATGTTAGGCTGTGTATCTCCTCCTCACCCTCCCATTTGTAGCAGATGCAGATGATTGCCCGTTCATGAATGATATCACCTGGGTTGATGGTTAGGTTGTATCCTGTTCTCCAGAACACTCCGACATTGAAAGAGGTCTCAATGTCATAAAATAGTCTTTTTCTCATCTGTTCAGTTTACTGAGTACAGCACCCCATGCTAATCTAAGAATATAAGGGATGGCAAGCCCTAGCCAAAACGGCCACCATAGTGTTCTGTACTTGACTACCTGTTCTGCCTTGGCAGTTTTGTAGATAGTCTTACCTCGTATCTTTTCAACCTTTGTTTTGTACCTGTACTCAATCCTTGTTTGCCATCTAGTCTTAGGTACATACACATTATTGAACTTTATTACCGTATCGCGATACGCAATAAACTTTTCCCAAAAGATAGTATCATTCTGTACTATTGGGAATGAGTCAATGGTAGTGATGCGGATAGTGTCACTATCCTTGACCACTTGCAATCCATTCTTTAGTGCTTTCTTGTAATGCCATTGAGCTCTCTTAGGAGCTGAGCAGGATAGCAGAATGAGTATAGGTATTAGATATCTCATAATGCCTGTAACATTGCAATCATTCTAGGGCATGGGTAAATATCACTCTTATCTTTGCGTACACTGTTATGTGTGTAGATCCCTGCAGTACCTTTGAATGCCTCTTTGTCTATTGCAAATATCTCTGACCGGTAAGTCTTAGGAATGTCATAGGTCTCGCACAGGTACTCCACCAATTGTCGAGTGCTTTCAATTTGCTCATCCGTATATTTGTACCATAGCACATGACCCTTGTATGGCTTATCTAAGATAGTGACCATTGATGGGTCCACTACTCCCTTGACATAGTTGTAGTACTTGCCATCCTTGAGCTTCAATGGGCCCCAATTGCAAATTTCAATGCCAACAGATAGCTTGTTTAGGTTAAGATACTTGAGGCCATGTACTGCAAAGTCCTGACTATCTATGCCTAGATGGTAGGCCCAATGCTTGGAGCTGAAACATTGTACAATAGATCCTTTCTCACCCACTACAAATGCGGTTGCAATCCTATCTCCGTTGCTATTCCACCACCTAGATACAGCTACGGGGTTCCCGTTGCCTGCTGTGTGATGTAAATAGATTTGTTTCTTAGGAGACTCTTCCTCAAAGTATTGCCCCTTAGATAGGCGTTCCTGAAATATCTTGGTCGTGTCTAATTTCATCTACCTCTTTTTTAATATCCTTAGCCCTTGCAAATAGGTTCTTCATTGCCTGCCATAGGTCAAGGCCTTTCACTGCTTTGTAGTTCTCGTTTATGCTCATCACCTCAATTGATACCAGGATAAGTGCAAGTATTTTAGTGAGCATGAGCTCCACTGAAAAGAACTGCAGTATGATGTTATTAAGTATGAATTTATCAATCATGTAGAACAAAATAACAGTTACCTCATACAGCAACATCTTGCTAATGATTGCACTCAACCCTCTGCTTGTGATTGGCACCTTGTGCTTAATGCTCTTCCATACTCCTGTTATCGTATCCAATGCAATCACAAACCCCACAAGGAACAATAGCCCTGATATTGGCATTAGAAATGTAGAGATAACAGCTAACAACTTAAACCAATTGACCTGCATGGTAGCAAGTAGTATAGAGAGCTGTGTCTTCATTATAAGATAAGGATGCTGTTATTGTATCCGTTCTCAAGGAAGTTGCCACACATACCTGTACAGGTAGTTTGATATTGATTGATGCATGAGCAGTGATTGAACATAGGCCGTAGGTCAGTGTCCATGTTAGTGGTACTGATAAAGATAGGGAACAGGTTGCGGTTAGCTAGGAGCCATCTAATAAGACGTTGCTCAAAGAATGAAGCTTTCTGTGCATAGTGCTCCATGCCAAATGCTACCTCTGAACGAGATACGCTTGCAGAATAATCTCCGTTTTGAGTCTGAAGTCCTTTGTTTTTTAGCTGATACGTCAACCCAAATACAGCATCTTCTGCACTCCTCCATGCAATGACAGGCTGAATGAACTCAACTAGATCTATTTCATCTGGTGTAAGCGTTTGATTGTTGTAAGCTGTCAACATGTGATTGTAGAACGTGGTGCCCAGGATAGGCTGTATCCTTAGTGCTGATTGTGTAGCTATGTATGGGGTTACATCAGTCACATCCACATTGGCTGTAATGGGTGTGTTTGTTTTTAGGTAGGTTTCGGTAATGAAATACAACATTATACAACAGGTGTTTGTGCTGCTGCATTGGCAGCCGCTTGTGTAACATCTCCACCCTCTACAGGAGCAAGTGAAGCAAGTGCTCTAATCTCGTTTATGGTCATGGTCTCAAGTACTTTGGTAGCTACCAATGGACTCAATGTGTTCAATGCATCATTAGTCTTAGAGCTCTCACCCTCAAGCTCCACAATGGTCTCGTTAATGATCTGAAAGTTATTGATTGTAAACTCCGCAGGGATGCGGGCAATAGTCAAGAGCTCTTGAAAGATAGTTGTGACTTGTTGACGTAGCTCCATCACTACATTCTTTTCAAAGATAACATAAGCCTGCTTGATATCGGACCCATTGCCTAGTGCTCCTGTGGTACGGATACCCATGAGGATAGGGTCAATGGTATGGCTAAAACATATCTGCTCAGTATTCAATGCAGATGCCTCATGGAATAGCTTGTCATTGGCATTAGTTGGTAGGCTTTCAATCTTTGGAAGTTGGTCCGCTGAGTTAGCAAAGAATGCCACAGCTTTACCTGCATTGGCTGCCCCCTTGAGGCGGTCAATAGTTTCCTTAATCATGTGTTTTTCCTCCTCAGACTGTGGTCTTTTAGGGAACATCATAGCAAAGGATGGGAACACACTATTTTGAATGTTACTTTTTGCAAAGTACGACAGTTCGCCCGAGAGAAACGCAAAATTAAGTGCCGATGTATAGGTAGGTAGTGGATAGTAGTCCTGCCCAACTGACTTAACCTCGTAGCAATATAGCTGAATTTCATCCGTACAGGTGATGTGATAAGGCTTAATAACCTCCGTATCTATCCTGGTGCTCCAATCATCAGACAAATAGTAGTATCTTTTGCATGGTGATACCCTTACTTTCTCAGGTGATACGTTCTCAATCTTAATGAGCTTTCTTTTTTCACCAAAATACAGCTTGAAATATACTCTATTGTGGATGATTAACTGCTTTGTAACAGCCTTAACAGTGTGTTTTAAGTTAGCTTTCTTTTCAAAGCTATACATCTCTAGTTTTTCCTGTGGTGTAAGCTTGTCAGTGGTAAGGTTAAACCCTCCACCAATCACAGCGTTGGTCTTAAAGTCCACAATGGCTCCGTGTAGGGGTGAGCTGTAGTACATTTGATTGAGCATTTCAGGATAAAGGTTGCCCTCCCCAAATCTCACCCATGACTCCTGAACGTATCTACCATTGATGTATGGAAGTGTCAAGTTACCTCTCCCTACCGGTAGGAATGGGGTGCTAAATGATTGATAGCCCTCCACCATTTCGGGGCCTTTTGGTTTGCTGTTAAATAGTCTTTCGTACCAAGCCATAGTTAGTCATATATTGATGTACCTGCAGGACCACTTACAACCATTCTACCCTCTTCAATAACTACTCCTGTAGTTTGTGCTATTGTCAAAGGCAAAACAAATGCAGTTGAGCTCTCATATACTTGGTAAACGTACTGACCCTTTAAGAGTGCAATATCTGTAGGCTCATCTAGCGTGAACAGATTGTATCTTTCAGGGTAAGCACTTGTATCAGCAGATGTGAAAAGCTGTGGTGTGCTTGTGGTATTCATTTCATTGGTGAACACAAATAAGTAGTGCGGTGTACTAACCGTAGTGACCTCTGAAAGAGTCAATACAAACTGATTAATAACACCTTGATCTAAGTATATCACACCTATATTAATTTAGGTTTGTCAAATGTTCATAAAAAAAGCCCCACCATAGTGGCAGGGCTCTAAGATATAGAGAGGCAGGATATTATTGTACTCCGATTGCAGCAAGTGCAGTATCGTTCATGTTTACCTCATATGCGAGGTAGTCATTGTCCGCAACTAGAGTGACGGAATATTTACTACCATCTGCACGCGCCGTTCCGGAGCCCTCACCTGTAGCAGATACTTGCAAGTATGGGAAGTACCAATACTTACCGTTAGCATCTAAGATGATTGCAGTTAAGTACTGCTGTCCTGCACCTAGAATTTTGATAGCACGAGACTTGTCAGCTTCTCTACGGTGGAACATTAGGTTAACTGTTGCAGTCACAAATGAGCTACCATTAACTAAGTCAATAGTGCTGTCCTCAGTGAAGTTAGATGTGTTGCGTTTGATGTAGTAGTTTTCAAATAATGGAGCAAGAGCTACCAAAGTGATACCTGTGATATCCCACCCCGCACCCGCTGATGGGTCAGTTGGAGTAATGGAGTCGATGTTATCTTGTTGGTTAATCCAGATTCCATAAATACCACCACTGTTGTTCTCGCATGATTTTACAATTGCCTCGAGGGCTTGACATGGTATGGCCATTGTGATAAAGTATTAAAGAGCCCCCACTTCTGAGGGCTCATGATTAATTATTAAGAATAAAATACAATCTCTCCCGGGTTAACAAAGTTGAAACCAACTTTCATGTTAGCACGTGTACGGATGTAAGGCTCAGCTACAGTGTCAGCTAAGTTAACAGCACGTAGGTCAGAAGAGTCACCCTCAGCATCAAATGCATAGATAAGGTTATCTTTCAAAG